ATGACTTACCAACAAGTCGACTGGGCCAACGAAAACCGCCATTGCTTATTTTGTGGCGGCATTATCAAAACCGCTAGCACGGGCCGTCCTGCGCTGTATTGCAGCTACGCCCACAAAATGAAAGTGTTTCGCCAGCGTCAAAAAGCGTTACGAAACTCAACATCTAATCAATAAATCGTTACGAAACTAAACGCCTATTAGGGCAGGGGAACCACTTATGAGCACTATCAGTATTGAATTAACGCCAGAACAACATAAAGCCATCATTCATTTGGTGCATGGCACCATCTTAGATCTTCAGAACATGCCTTCTGACGAGATCGACCCGCTCTGTTTACCTCTTTTAAAGGCTATACACAGCAAGTATTTTGCAACCTTCGCCAATACCAGCCTGTTAGAAGATTTAGTCTCTAGCACACATTAATTTTCTTTAACCATAACCCTTAGAGGTAATAAAACCATGTCATTAGTCAAAGTCTCCGTTGAACGTTCACAAGTTGATTCTGTGCGTACTCGCACCATTGCCAATACGGGCGAATTGGAGTTCCAGCAAAAAATTTGGGTGTACAAGTCAGGCTCTAAATTCCCTACTGAGTATCAAATACGCTTACCAGCGGGCATTAAGTTCTATCAAGAAGGTGATTATGTGTTTGATTTACAGGCCAATATCAAGGCTGACAAGTATTCTGGCTTGTCATTTGACCCGTTCGCGCCTACCACGCTAAAACCGGTCACGGCGCATTTTTTAGAAGCGTTCGACAAGTTTACCGACCAGCTCTATCAACAGCTCAACAAGTCCGCTGCTTAGTGGTTAAGGGGTGTTTATGAGTGAAAATAACGTCAAAGACCTGAAGAAAAAAATCTTCAATGTGTCTGATGATTTGCACATGCTTTACAGTTCTTATGAATCACTGCAGGTGATTACCGCCGATTCCTCTGCTGAGGCTGTTCATGTGTGCGCCGTGCTGGATGGCTTAAATTATCGCTTTGAGGCGCTTATAAAGCAGCTGGACATGCTTTATAAACAATCTGACACTCATTTATCCGTTGTTGTTTTTAACGAATTCTAGGGTTTATCGTGCAATCAATAATCAACACCTTAAAAGCTTACTTTGATGCTTTTATCAAATTCTTTGAAGATTTTTCTGATTCGATAAAAGACTTTATAACCGACCTTCCTGCAATCCTTCTTGAATATGCGTCTGATTTCATAATGATGTTTTTAGACTGGGCAGGCTCTTATTGTTCGTATTGTTTTGGTGGGCCTGTTTCGTCGACTTCTCAATTCGGTCAAAAAATACAAGCCGCTTATAACGCCTTGTCTCCTTGTATTCTCTACGCGCTTAATCAGGCAGACATTATGGGATGTCTACAAATTATGTCCTTTGCAATGCTTGCCTGGTCGGCTTTTCGGGTTCTTTCTCTTGTGAGGTCGATAGCGTGATAATTTTTCAGAGATTTTCAATTAATGGCGTCAAGGTGGCTGAGAGCCGCTAGGCTCCAGCCGCCCGACGACAGCCATTAAAGCCCCTTAACCGGGGCTTTTTTTGTGCTTGGCGATAAGTCTGGCCAATGGCTTTTTAACGTAGCGTAGCGGCTCATGGGTAGCTAGTGAGCAAACGCAGTGCGCCGAACGGTGTTATGAAATACCAGGTCATTCCCATTTCTTCCATTAGGTGCCTTTATCAAATATCGGACACCCACATGAATACGGACTGCTTGATGAGACCGGCCAATATCCAGTTCAAGCCAGTCGTACACTATTAATCCGACCCAGAAGCACCCAATACGGGCAAATCGAGGCACCGGATAGCCGGAAGGCGATCTCACCAGTTAGGTGCTTTTATCAAAAGTTTTTGGCAAAGCGCTTTGAAAATCCGCTGTTCAGATTTTCAGCTTTGTAAAAACAGGGCGCTTGCGCATTCCTTCCGAAAATATAGAGGGAACCGTCGGTCGAGGATTTAGCGTTACGAAAATCCGGATAAACCGCTATTTGGCACTGCGCATAATGTATATTCTTGATAGTTTCCGCTTTTAATATCTAAATAACCGATATTCGGCAAGGTTATTAAAATTGCCAGTAAAACGCTTGCCGCAATTCCGGTCATTTTCGATATACGTTCCCAGGCGTTTCTTATTTTTTCGTTCTGTTCGCCTTGAATTTCTCTAATCAGTAAAATTTCCGCTAAATCTCTTTTTGTTATCTCCGCCACTTTAATTGCTATTTCGTCATTGAATCCACCGCCTTTTTTTATGCCGTTTATGGATTGTCTCGTTATCTTTAGAAATTGAGCTAACTCATTGTCTGACTTAATATTTTTCTTTTCTTTGACTTCCATCAGTAAATCGTAACAGTTCATTTTCTTACTCCTTTGTCAGTTTTATGATTGACAGCCTATTTTGTTTTCTGTAAGTTTCGCAACTGTCAATTGTCAGTTCATTGACTTACACCATAAACACATTGAGGCCAACCAATGCAAACCATACAAATCAATATCGACTCTGATGATTTAGCTCGCCTTTATCATCTTCTCAATCATGAGACGCTTAAAACTCCTAGCGGTTCTCATCGTTTACGTTTTCAAGATGATGCTGCTTATTTCCGTGGCTTCTTCTCGTACTTTATAGACAAATCCAAACAACCTGACGGCGTTGGCCGGTCACCTGTTCAGCCGTCCGGTGCTGTGGACCAGGTGACCACACAACACGATTCAAAATGCACTTGTGACCAATGTACCTGCATGGGTTTCGGTTTCGGTTCTGGTCCTAACGAAGGCTCCGAGTTTTACCCTTTTGTCGTTGGGGAATAGCCATGAAGGATTTCTTCTTATGGTTGATTCTGATCTTTATTATTTTTTTGGTTGCTCGTATTTACATTTACGGCGCGTTGCTCCTTCTTGCCAAGTATGAAAGGGACCGCGACTTATGAAAGGCTCCCAAATCGCCAAACAAGCCGCGCCTCACATCCGCAAGGCGTACACCGTTAAACGCTCTCGCCGTTTGTGGTTGGCTGAAATTAGTTTATTGCTGAGGTCATCATGATTCCCGTTTGTTACTGGTCGCCTGACTACATCCCGCCCGAACCTATCTGCCATGTTCACAAAATGACAGACCAAGAGAACTTTATTTTTGATGAGTTTCAACAACTGCTCGCGTCCGAGCGCCGGGAACTTCGAAAAGTTGGCGGCGAAGGCGCCGCGTCACGCTCTCAGAGCGTGGAAGGCGACAAGCCGACGATTTTGACAATTGATGGGCAAACGTTGCGGCCATCTGTTGCCAAGTCAGAACAAAATAAAAGTTTTTTTGGTTTTTATTTCGACTTTAAAAAGGCCCCCGGCGGGGTTGGTGTTAGTAACACCCAAACTATCGCCGGACGTCCGGCAAAAATGACCATAAATCGCCGCGAATACCTCGCTCGGTAATCAGTCATGGAAAACTTTTTTATTGACAAATTGAATATCGTTCAGGAGCACTTTTTAAAGTCTGAAGTTGTTATTAACGAAGACGGTAAAGAAGAGCTTCGAATGATCGAATTGCCGTCAGTCGGTAAAGAAAAATGGTTCAAGGTCAATTTGCGTACTCAAGCAGTGACCGAAAGCGTTACGCATTTGCAATTGGAAGGTTCTTACTCGTCCTCGCTGACAATTCGCTGTGATGGTCATCGGGTTGAGTGTTACGGCAATCCATCGCGTTATGGTCGTATTGACAATCTTTGGGGTTACAAAACGATTGATGAGTGCGTCCAGGTTTATAACGTGATTTTGCAATCCATGGGCTTGCCGCAATTTACTAAATGCACTGATTACTTCTTTAGCGACTCTAGGGACGGTCAGGCACCGCAAAAAGTTTACAACGGCGCTCTGATTACTCACATCGACTTTACACGCAATCTTGCTGTCGGCATGGGCAATGAAAGGCCATTTTTAAAAGGATTGTCTACGCAATCAGTCGGCCGTTCCGTGTCGCCTTATTTGTACCCTGACGAGAATACCGTCGAGTGGTACGGCAAGAACATTCAGAAAAACGGTTCAACGTATCGTTATTTGAAGGTCTACACAAAAACGGCTGATTTGCTTCGGCATTTAAAAAAGAACACTAAGCACGTTAGTGATGAAGATTTTCATTATTACGATGATTTGATTCAATTCACGGTTGTTAACGGTGTAGTACGTGAAGAACATAGCTTCAAAAGAGAGTATTTAAAACGTAACGATTTACACGCTTATGGGTTCGTTAAAGAAGAGGACTTCACCGAAGAACTACAAGCAATCACTGAAATAAGAAACCGTCTTGAGGTGTCCAATATGAAATATGAAACTATCGCTGATCAACTTCTCGCTGAAAATATTTGTAAATCCAGGCAATCAGCTAATTCTACCCAGATGTATTACAGCTTGTGGCTTCATGGCGAATATATGGATAAAACCAAAAGCCAATTTCGCGAACACAAACGCCGCTTGTTGATGATCGGTATCGACATCAGCCAAAAGCTGGATATTACCCGCGCACCCTTGCGCTTAAAAGAATCTGAAATTATCGAAGTTCGAGAAATTTCGGCCCCGGATTGGTATCGACAACCAATAAATCCCACTGTTGCTGTAAAGCATCTTAACCACCTGCGCTTAGTCGCTTAATCGGAGTATTGCAAAATGGCTTTAAATTTAGAAATCTTGGAAATCGTTGAAGATATTGACGCTACTACTAGACAACCGCGCCTGCGCGCCAAAGTCCGTGAGCTAAAACCACGTACCCATTTAGTTAACCTTAAAAATTGTGCTGCTGAACAAATCGGTGTTTTGATGAAAAACGTGGGCGGTGTTGTTTCCATTCCCGCTCGTGAAATGCTCATGGATGGGCGTTTTATGATTTCCATTGCGGCTTCAGACGAAGAGTTTTTCGTTCTGCGTGAGCCTGAAAAAATTGCAACCGCTTCGGTTGCTACTGTTTCGCCTGGTGGTAGCTTCAAACCTACACCAGATGAAAAAACCCCACTGTCTAAGGTGGGTTAACCCATGACGTTGGACGCTGTCGTATTTGTTCTTGAAGCCGGTTTTATGGTCTCTTGCTTTGGCTTGGGCTTTATTTCCGGTCTGGTGCTTTTATGAGAGATTCTGACGTTTTAGAGTTGATTGGTTATTTCTTAAGCTCGTTTGGTATTGGTTTAAGTGCTGGTCTTCTTATCAAAATTTTCCGGCATGCCGCCGGTTTTACTCGTTAATTTTAATATTTGAGGTTTTATCATGTTTAAAAAATTAGGTCTTATTTTCGCTTCAACTATAGGTTTGATGATCGCTTCTGTTGAATCGGCTCACGCGACTTTAAACTCTGGCGTTGCTGCCGGTTTTACTGCTTTACAAACCGATGCTTTAGCGTTGGTTGATTTGGTTTGGCCGGTTGTTATTGCCGTAACGGTTGCTTTTATCATCCTGGGTCTTTTCAAGAAAGCCGCTGGTAAAGCTGTTTAATAACGTTTAAGGATTCCGTCCATGATTTTGATAAAACTTCTTATATTTCTGGTCATGGCCGGTTTTTCTAATTATTCAAATGCCGCTTGTTCTTTTTCTTCGTGTGTTGGTTCTGGTTCTGGTCTTGGTACTGGTTTAAGTTTTTTTTATCGTAAAGTTACCGGTGTTGGTGGTCTTTGTTATGCATCTCAATATCCAACGTCTGCAAATGATTTAGAACATTATGTTTGTACTACTGAAGTTCCCGCTGTTTGCGATGCTGGTACCGTTCGCAATGCTTCAACTGGTGCTTGTGATATTGTTGTTGTACCTCCAACTATTTGTTCTCCTTCTCAGAATCCTATAGCCGATTCTTGTATATATCCAACAAATCAAGGCGTGCCTGTCAATTGTATGGATGGGTCCGTTGTCTATGTGCCGTCCGTCTGTCCTACTCAGGGCGGTAAATGGCAAGATATTTTTCCTTCGCCTAAGCCGTTATGCCTTCCAAACCAAACAGACCATTCAAATTGCGAACCGCTTTTATTTCAGCGTATTGATGATTGGGCTTCTTCTCAAGCATTACAAATTGGTACCGCGTTATTGATGATTGCCGCGCCTGAATTGGCTGTTGCTGGTACTGCGATTGCTGAGGTTGCAAGCGCGTTGGCTGCTGATTTTCCTATGGTGTGGCGTAATTCTGCTGGTGAAATAGTTGACACTGTTGTTCGTGCCGATGTGCCAAAGGCAGAATTCGGTCAAGCTGTTACTGATTTGATTAAATATAATCCTACCGACCCTTATGTTCAGTCCTTACCGAATTTGTTAGGTGGACCTTCTGGCCCTGTGACTATCAATCCTTCAACTGGTTCGATTACTCCATCCGGCTCAACTGTTCCTTACTCGCTTAATCAGGTTTCTGACGTTGTCAGGTCTTTAAATGCCGTTAAGCCTATTCCACTGGATAAGGTTGCAACTTACATCGTGCCAGAGCGCATACCCTGGCTTAATGCCGCTCAAACTGCCGTTAAATTTGACTTATCCACGCAAGCCGCGCCTCAATTTTTTCCTAAAGCGTTAGCACCTGCTACGCCTGTTGCTGTTTCAACGTCTGAATTTATTCGCGTTCCTTCGCCGTTAAGTGTTGTTGAACCTACTGCAATTCCGCGTGTTCCGCCTTCGTTTGCCACTGTTAACGCTTTGAATCCGTTGGCAACATTAACGCCCTTAAGCCCTAACGTTTACACGCCTACGGCTACTATTTACGCACCTACTGTCAATTCGAATCCAACAGGTTCGCCGTTGGCAACCGCACCATCTTCGCCACCTCCGCCTAACGTTCCTATTGATCCTCTTCAAGTCGATTTACCGCCCACGCCGCCTGATTTGTTTGATGATAAATTCAAATATTTCGACTTTTTGCCTACTAACAATCCGTTTGATTTTGACCCTGGTTCTTTCTTGCCGTCCATGCCTACATCGGCTTGTAATTATGAAATTCATCAAGTTGTAAATGTTCCTTTTATGGGGCCTCATGCGTTTAATTTGGCGCCATGTGTCCCGCTCCAGCCGTTGCGGACTGTTTTAGCCTGGGCGTTTTCTGTGCTGACTGCTTGGCTTACTTTCATTCTGTTATTTAAAGCTGAGGTTTAAACATGGGCGTTTTAGTCGGTATTTTGATGCAATTTCTTGTCAAAACCTTTGGCACGATATTTATGCACGCGGCTTTCAAAATCGCGTACACGCTGCTTTATATCTCTATTGTCGTTGGTGCTATTTATGCCTACGTTGCATCGTATCGAACCTTAGTTAACAACATTTCTCAAACCATGCCCGAGATTGTTAACGGTGTATGGGGCTGGGTCATGCCTACCAATGCTCACGCCTGCTTCTTGGTGATCTTCGCCGTTATCATGCTTCGCTTTGTTACTCGCCAATGGCTCAAGCTTATCAACGCTAAATTCAAGGCCGGGATCTCTAATTAATTTTAATTTGGTATATTCTTTTATTGACAAGCCTGTAATAAAGGAATATACTTTATCTAACTTAACGAGGGGGCTTTATGAACATTCAACTTGATCTAATTGACTTAATCAAAGAGCTGGAATTCGAACTAAGTTGCAAATTACATACGCTAGCAAGCAATACGTTTTTGAAGTGGTCTGATTTATTAAATAACGTGGTTAATGACTACGTTTATCGCCTGTTAAAAAGGCTGTTTAATCGCTCAATGAGACGTTTTGAAAAAATCGGCATAACACCAGCTATTTAAAGCGCGGCCCCGCGTTTTAATAACGTTCTGCTTGTAGTGCATGAGAAATGACGAGCGGGTTATTTTATAAATAGGCGAGAAAGCCGGCGCTATCTAAATAAATGGAAGCGTTAGCGAACCTAATATTGAGGGCTGTTAATCTGTGGTAAAACCGCTTGATAGGGTGTTGGTAATTTGTGGAAAGGTAGTTCGAGGTTGAACGTTAGCTATCCCCATATTATCAATGCCCTTGCTCATCAAGGGGAATTTTCCACAAATTAATGGCCCTTTTCTAATAGGCCATTTCATTTACGCGCTAGCCTCGTTTATTTAAAAAATGTTCTGCGAAGTGGAAAACAAAGGGTAGGGCGGTCAACCGACACTTAAGCGGGGCCGCGCTTCCCGTTATCAAACTATTGAGGTCAAACAATGCCAGGCTGGATAATTCAAGGCGTCAGAGGCGAGGGTAAATCACTTTGCGCTGTCGGAAAAATCAAAGAATACATGATTCGTGGCCGTCCAGTGGCTACCAACCTCGATTTATTCGTAGATAAGTTTTTACCTGAAGACAATGCAACCATTAGTTACCGCTTGCCTGATCATCCCCGTCTCGAAGATTTTGAACTGTTACCGCCTGCTTACGACCCCAAATATAAAAAAGAAGACATGAACGGCTTGCTCGTTCTTGATGAGCTTGGCACCTGGCTAAACGCTCGTAACTGGAACGCCAAAGATCGTCTAAAAATGTTGAACTGGCTTTTCCTAAGCCGCAAAGATCACTGGGATGTAATTCTATTGGCTCAAGACTTTGAAATGATCGACGCCCAGGTACGTACAACACTTTGCGACTACTTAGTTCAATCATCCCGTTCAGATCGTCAAAAAGTACCTTATCTATCAGGCACACTGAAGAAATTCGGCTTTAGCGGCAAAATGCCCTTGGTGCATCGGTACGCCGTTTACTATGGCATGACCACGGCCGTTGAACCTGAAGAAATGTGGTCGTTCACTGGTACTGACTTTTATGACGGTTATGATACCAACCAAAAGTTTCGCGATGGCATGGAAGCGTTAAACGGCACCCTGGTTGATATGCGCGCCACTTATTCAAACATTCCCGCCAACTATTTAACCAAGCGTGTTTTTGTTGATCGCTTAAACGAGAAAATCACCCAATTAAAACAACTAACAAATCCAGAGGTTAACGACATGGCAAAAGGTAAGGGCGGCTCCAAGCAGGCCGATTTCATGAAAATAGGCTTCCTCGTTGTTGCCCTGATTGGTTTTCTTGGTTGGCGTTTCTTGAGTGGCGGCTTCAGCATTCCAAAGACTGAAAGCGTTATTCCGCAACCTGCCGTTGCTGCGCCTGTTCTGGCCAACCCTGTTAAAACGGTTCAAGTGTCTTCTGAAAACGTACCGGCCGAAACTAAACCGGCTGTTTATGTTGCACAGCAAACCAATGAATTCATTGAATACCTGTTGAAAACTTACCGGCCACGATTATCAACCACAGCTTATTCGCCGGATCTGGGAGTAATGGGCACTATTGAATTTTATGACAATTTTGAAGTTGTTGAGACGTATACTGTTAAAGAACTGCACTCGTTAGGCGTCTCATTGCTGCGCCGTCCTTACGGTGTAGATCTTGTCTATGCCGGTAAAACATTCATTGTTTCGTCATGGAAGATTCCCCACGATGAGCAGCCAGATAAAGCACCAGACACAACGCCCGTTAAAGTATCTCAAGCCGACACATCGCCTGCGCCGCCTAAAGCAAAGTTTTTTGATTAACAGTTGTTAATTCAATATAACGTGCATACAATAAAGCAATGCAAATTACTTTTGATGCCACTAAAGATGAAGTTAACCTCCTTAAACATGGCGTTTCTTTGTCTACGGCGGCAAAACTTGAATGGCAGTTATTGTTAACAACTGTCGATATTCGTAACGATTATGGTGAATGTCGAATGGTGGGATACGCGCCTATTAATGACCGCGTTTATTGCGTTGTCTATGTTGATCGTGATCAACAGCGTCGAATAATTAGTTTACGTAAAGCTAACAAGCGAGAGGTGAAAAGCTATGCCAACAAAATCAATTCGTGAATTTTACTTGCCAACTGATGAAGAGGACGCCGCAATCAATGCAGGCATTGCGGCAGACCCTGACACCTACGAATTAACCGCTGAGGAATTCGCCAGGTTAAAACCATTAGGAAGGCCGCCCTTAGAAATCACTAAAGAGCGGATTACAATCAGACTATCAAGAGACGTGGTTGAATCCTTTAGATCAACCGGGGCAGGGTGGCAAACTCGTATTGATGCCGCGTTAAAAGACTGGCTAGAACATCATCCAACAACGCCTTAAGGCTTATCGTTACGAATCTTCTTTGCAACCGGTTTTGGCGTTTTAACGTGTTCCGGTATTTGATACCAATTACAAAGCGCCGTTTCAATTAGTACCGGGCGGCTTTCTGGCTGTCTGTCCATCCATTCGATCAGGTAAGGCGGCAATTTCACGCTGATTGCTGTTTTTTTATCGTCTTTTTTTGGTCGGCCAACGCTATTTTTCATTGCATATCCTCTATTAACTTAAATTGTTTAAATAAAGGATATTCCTATATTATAGGGCTGTCAATAAAAGAATATACTAAAACATCAAAAAGTTAGATTGCTTTTGCTTTAAAGTAGCGAAGCGGCCACGGGTAGCCAGTGAGCAAGCGCAGCGCGCCGAACGGTGTCACACGTGAGCCAACAAATTCCCATTGCATCAACCAGGTGCCGTTTGAAGGTAAAGGCTTGTTGCACATGAATACGGATTCTTTGAAGAAATCGACTATATTCAATCAAGCCAATTCGTACACTATCAATAAAAAACCAACCTAGACCATCACGGACTAACGTAGGTCTAGGAGAGCCGGAAGGCGGTTTTCCAACTAGAGGGCTTTAAATGGGCTTACATGATCGAGACTACTACAAAGAACACGTTCAAAAACTTGAAAAGGAATCCAAGCAATCAATCCCACCTACAAAACCCACTTTAAAACCCAATTCTTCCGGTATTGATTGGCCTGCTGATTCACCAACGATATGGCCAACCGTTTGGCCTTTTCTCTGGCCTTTTATTTTGTTAACCATTGTGCTTATTGTTTTAGTTCGTTCAATACCAACAGCGACTGTTCAAGCCCAACCCAGACCAATTAATATTGCTCAAGAAAAACCAAAATCAACTTGGAAAAAAACCGTTATATGTGACAAAGAGGGTAACAATTGCAAAACCACTTATAGCAATTAAGGGCGCTTTTCTAACATTGTTTTAAAAACGCCTTTCCACGACTTTAAACGATGGATTTCGTTCTGTAGGCTGACAATTAATTCATCTTTATCACGCTGATTCAACAACAGTGATGTGGCTACACTAAACCGGACACACAATTTAAAATAATCTGAAAAGAGTGTGAGTCCTAAATGAGCCAAGAAAAACCCAAAACGTATACAGCCGAATTTAGATCGTCAGCAGTCAAGCTGGCCA